CACACAAAGAACACCTGTTCTCCACACAATCTTCACATAACCAGTGTATTATTAGGTTATGAATAAAGAAGAGACAAAAGACGAACTGTATTACAATCTTATGGAAGCGGCAAAGCACGCTAAGGAACTAGGCGAAAAAGAGATCTTTGAAGCCATTATGGAACTAAAATCAAAAGTCGTTAGACTTTGATCGGCTATACTATTACCTTGTTGTTAGTATAGCCAGATGACACCAGTCATCTAAAAAAGAGGAGAAAAGATGTATGATTCTAGAATAGAATGGATGCCAGAAGCTAAGCGTTGGTTAATTTATGACAATCCTACACCATATCAAAAGGAGCTAAATGATATGACATTCGAACTCTACTCAATTAAAGACAGGCTTGCAGAAGAATATGGTCCCATATTCCAAGCCAAAAATAAAGCGATCGCAGAACGCAACTTCAACAACCTTGTTGAAGAGAAAAAACTCGATGAAGACGAATTTAACCTGGTTAAAGTCGGATCCTTCGATAATGAAACAGGAACATTGACAACTGTATAAAAAAGTATACACTAGGCATAGGAGTAATTACCTATGCCAAATCTATTCAATAACGTTTCTAAACTAAGACCAGGACGATCGGTATTCGATCTCTCCTATGAAAAAAAATTCAATTGCGACATGGGCCAACTTATACCCGTCATGTGCGACGAGGTAGTCCCTGGAGACAAATTTAAAATCAGCAATGAGGTAGTCATTCGCTGGCAACCTCTAATCAAACCAATTCTTCATGAAGTAAATGTATATACTCATTATTTCTTCGTACCTTATAGACTCCTATGGAATGATTCAGATACAAACTCTTGGGAAGCCTTTATTACAGGCGGATCCGATGGAACACTAGAACCGGAATTACCTAGGTTGCTTACTAATTCAACGGTAGTTGGCGAAGGTACAATATGGGATTATCTAGGGTTTCCTGTAGGCGTAGAACCAGCTGGAGCGACACCTCTGAGGTTTCCGACCCTTGCATATAATACAATATTTAATGAATATTACCGAGACCAGACATTACAAACAGAAATTTCAGGAACTAATCCATATATATTATTCCGTGCTTGGACAAAAGACTACTTCACATCAGCACTTCCCTGGCAGCAGCGAAACCCTATAGCACCATCACTACCTATAGTCGGTACGACTTCAGCAGTCTGGGATCAGTCAGCATTCTCATATGATACGATAACAGCAAATGTAAACCTAAATAATGGCTCTACGCAATTGAACGTAAACAGTCCGGCAACTGCTCCGGCTGGTAAGTCGTTCTTTGACAATAACACAGTAGACCTTTCAGCAGCGTCATCATTCGACATAGCAGATCTTCGAGAAGTCGTACAAATTCAAAAGTTCTTAGAACGCAACGCTCGAGTAGGTGCACGTTATACCGAGTTCCTCGGAGCGCACTTCGGCGTATCACCTAGAGATTCACGTCTGGACCGACCGGAATATATAGGCGGAACAAAATCACCAGTTATCATATCAGAAGTACTGCAGACTTCAACTTCTGGTTACGAATCATCCCCGACCTCATTAACACCACAAGGTAACCTTGCAGGACATGGCATAACAGCAGATCGTAATAGGGTCGGATCCTACCGAGCTGAAGAATTCGGACTCATAATGGGAATAATGTCAGTCATGCCAAAACCCGCATATCAGCAGGGAATAAATCGACAGTGGCTAAGAGAAACCAAGTATGACTTCTATTTCCCAGAATTTGCACATTTATCAGAACAAGCGATACCCACTGCGGAAGTTTATGCATCTGATGAAGAAGCGGATAATACTAAACTTTTCGGTTACCAGGGAAAATATGATGAAATGAGAGTAAAACAAAACATGATATGTGGTACTCTTAGATCAGACGCGGCAGTCTCTTTAGATTACTGGCATTTAGCCAGGAACTTCGAAACAGCACCAATACTAGACGAAACGTTTATAACGACAGGAGATTATACAAAAGTAGAAGGTAATGCACCTTCAGGAACATTCATACGAAAAGATATATTTGCTGTTCAGGACGAATACGGACTAATTGTGAATTATGCGAATAAAATTAAAGCTATTCGGCCATTGCCGGCAGCATCTAACCCAGGACTAATGGATCATTTCTAGGATGAAAAAAATGGAAAAAACAATTAAATTTAATACTCCTTACAATAGAAAACAGTCACCTCCTGAAAAAGCAGGGACAGTAAGAATGGTAGAAACAACTGGATATAGATCAACCAAACAACAGGTTGCCGAATATATGGCAGCAGGCCTACAACTACAGAACTATAGGAACGAAATGTATGATTTCGAATCAGAAGAAAAAGTAGATGAAGACTATGAAGATAAAACAAGATCACCAGGATACGATCCTGCCGATGCATCCGAGGACCTACGAAACGCTGAAAGACGTCTTCGTCAGCAGGCTGCTGCTCAAAAGGAAAAGCAAAATAGGGAATCCTTGGAAAAGGATAAGCCCAAGGAAGAACCGGATCCAGAACCGGTTAAAAAAGAAGAATAATGGGTTTCCTAGATAACGTTGGATTAGGAGCTGAAGTAGTATCCTCAGGAACAAATATAGCTGGCGGAATGGTAGACCTATTTACCCGCAAAAAGCGTAGAGAGGAACAATACGCTAGAGAAGACACGGCAGTACAAAGGAGAGCATCAGATCTTGAGGCTGCTGGGTTATCAAAAACTCTCGCTGCTGGATCAGCAGCATCGGCATCGCCAGTAACTCAGCGTTCAACTCAAACAAAGACAGGACTATCACAGGCTGTCCTAGCCAACGCTCAGAAAGAACTAACGAACCAAAAAATAAATGAGTCAAAGACACAAGAAGATCTAAATATAGCATTAGCATCAAAAGCTAATACAGAGGCCGGTAATCTAGTATTACTTAGGCCAAAAATAGGCTCTGAATCAACACTTGCTCAGGATAAAGCAACATATGTGCCACAGGAAAGAGAAGCATTCGCAAATATAGGATGGAGTTATTATAAAGACGCTCCTGGACATATAACCGGCGAAATTGCAAGAACTCTATCAACATTTGCCGCAGGTACAACAGGACTTACAAAAACAGTACTTGAAAAATTACAACCAGTAGCCCAAGAATTACAAACAAGAACGTTTGAAACAATCGAACAAGGTAATAACTGGATACAGCAACAAATAGACAAAATACCAGGACTATTTGGACAGGCAAAAGAAGGCGTAAGAGAAATATTCAATAACGCATTTAGGAGGAACCGATAAATGGCATATAGAAGACGTGGAAACAAAGGTAAAAGACGATACGGTAGTAAAAGGAAAAAAGGCCGTCGTATTCGTAAATACGGTACTTCTCGTGGTGGTATTCGGCTTTAATTCATGCGGTAGCTTTAGCGGTAACTCTCTGTCTTTATCGCATACTAGTTACGATGGGATAGAGCCCGCTTTTAATATGACATGTACTAAACCTATAGAAATTAACGGTGATCTATCATTCCCATGTGGGAAGTGTATGTCATGCCGAGTACAAAGAACTCAAGAATGGTCCATACGTCTTATGCACGAAAAAACAGATTGGGACCATTCAATATTCCTAACACTCACATACTCAGATGATAAATTACCCACATCTGGAAAACTGCAAAAATCAGACCTACAAAAGTTCCTAAAACGATTACGAAAAGCTTATCAATTGCCAATAAAATATTACGCCTCAGGCGAATATGGCGAGAAATACGGTCGTCCACATTATCACCTCATAATCTTCGGGATGTCACCAGAAGATAAACCATTAATAGAACAGGCTTGGAACCAGGGACTTGTACATGTAGGAACAGTCACCCTGGAATCATGCCGTTACGTAGCTAGTTACATACAAAAGAAACAAAACAGAACAGGTAATAAAGAAGAAGACTTATTCAGTCTTCAGTCACGTGGGTTAGGTCTCGCCTGGTCGGGACGTAACCACAGTTACCTTCAGGATAACGAACGCATAACACATAAGGGGATCTCAATGAGCATTCCCCGATACTATGTTAAAAAACACGGGCTCGATTTATCGAAAAGCCAGGACGAACGGGTAAAGAAGGTAAACGAAGAACTCGCATTAGTACAAAATCAAAATAACGACATCGAAATCTTCGACATCAACCTTCGATCCAAAGTCCAGGCAGATAAGAATATCAGAGCCCG